AACCCGACGGCCGGGGGGAAGTTCACCGTGCCGGCCGACCCGAACGAGCGGGCCGAGGTCATCATCATGGAAAGCCTTGACGCGAGCTAGAGGGGGAGCCCATGTCCTACGCAAGCTATGAAGACGTGATCGCCAGGTATCCGGTCCTGAAAGACTGGGGGAAGCAGGAGACCGATGTCAACTCGGACCTGATCTATTACGCCGAGATCGAACTCAACGGCCTGCTGGGGACCCACTTCACGGTCCCCTTCGCCACGACGCACCCTACGGTTACGGACCTGACGATCGACCTGGCCTACTACCGGGCGGCCATAACCCGGCAGCCGGACAAAGTGGAAGGCCTCCGCAAGCGCGTCATGGACCGGATCGAAAGGATCAAGGCGGGCAAAGAGGTCATCGCCACGGGCAGCGGCAGCCTTGCCGTGGAGACCTCGCAGGTGCCCGTCTGGTCGAACGTCGAGGACTATCACCCCGTGTTCTCGATGCTCGATGCGGAAAGCGAGTACAGCCGCGTGTCGAGCGGTATGCTCTACGATTTGGAGACCGAACGATCATGATGCCCGGCAAGATGTTCCAACTCGTCGGCATGGAAAAGCTGGCGCAGAAATTCCTGAAGGTCGGCGCGGAGCTGAAAAACCGCAAGCCCGCCCACGCGAAGATTGTCGCCGTCCTCGACGGCATGATCCAGCGGAATTTCCAGACCGAGGGGCGCGGCTTCGATGAAAGCGGGTGGAAGCCCCTGGCGGCCTCGACCGTCAAGAAGCGCATGGCCCGGAACAAGACCGGCAACATGCGGATCCTCCAGGACAACGGGCAGCTCAAGACCCGATGGAAGCACTACTACGACAACGAAAAGGCGCAGATCCAGAGCGGCGTGAACTACGGCATCTATCACGACTCCGACAAGCCGCGAAAGAGCAAGCTGCCGCAGCGCAAAATCCTGCCCCGAAAGGAGAACTACGGGGACAAGGTGAAGGCCATCTACCAGGCATTCGTAAAGGGGGCGCTCAGTGGTTAATCGCAGCACCGTGGCAAGAGGCATCGAGACGATCCTCAAGGAGAACCTTGAGGGCTACCTGATCGAGCGCAACCCCGAGAGGAACGAGGATCCCAACGTCGCGGCCAGGGACAAGGGGTGGATCGGCATATTCCGGGGCGATGCCGACTACGAGCCCGCGCGCGTGAGCGCGACCCCCTGGCGAGTGACGCTGACGCCCCGGGTCGAAATCCAGGTGGCAAGCTGGGAGAGCGGCGAGAAGTGCGAGGAGAACCTCGAGTTCGCCGTCAACGAAGTCCTCACCGTCCTGAACTCGAACCGCACACTGAACGGCACGGTGGCAATGACCGTGGGCTATTCGGTGACGGACGAGGTCAACAGAACGCAGGAGGGCGTCTACTTCCAGGCGGCCATCATCACCATAAAGGCAGAGGTACGGGCATGAAAATCAAGTGGTTGATCGAGGAGAGAGTGCATCCTCACATCGGGCGGCTCAACCCCGGAGAGGTCCGGGATGTCCCCGACGATATAGGGCAGGCGCTCGTCGCGCAAGGCGAGGCCGCCGTCTTCGTTCCGCAGGAGCATGTGCTACAGCCGCAAAGCGTAGTGCACAAGATGAAAGCAAAGCAGCAGTCGGAAGGAGGTGACTGATCATGGGATACGGACTCACGGGGCATGTAGGAATCAGCTTTCAGACGTCCATGGGGACGGTGAATGCGTCGAGCTATCACTGGATTCCGGTCATCAACGAATCCATCACCTTGAGCAAGAACCCCATCGTCTCGGAGGGGATGCGGGGCCGCTTCGAAAGCGGGGACTCCTGGGAGGGGGTCAACGCCGTCGCGGGTGACATCGTGACCGAAGTCCACCCGATCCTTGTCGGAAAGTTCCTCAAGGCGTGGTTCGGGCAGTCTTCCGGGGCGCTGGCGACCTCGCACTATGATCATACGTTCAACCCCCGGCAGGTGGACTGGGACACCCTCTGTGCCGTCCCGCCGTTCACCCTGGAGAAGTACCTCGCCGTGGGCAGCGCCCATCAGTACCGGGACTGCGTCGTCGACCAGCTCTCGTTCGAGATCGCGCAGGGGGCGCTCATCAAAATGACGGCCTCGATCATCGGCGGGGGCTACATGACCACCGTCGTCAAGTCCACGCCGACATACCTGACGGGCTCCGAGTTCACCTGGGACCAGTGCTCGCTCTCCATCGCCGGAACCGGGGTCGACGAGATCCGCGACCTGACACTCACCTTTGCCAACAACCTCGAGGCCTACGGGACGCTCAACAACACGAAGTACGCGAACCGGATCAAGAGGGGCGGGTTCCGCACGGTCGAGATCGGAGGGACGATCTTCCACGAGGACGACACCCACTTCAACAGCTTCCGCAACCAGACCGCGCAGGCCGTTGTCCTGACGATCAGGGGCGGGGAGTGCGGCTCGGGCTACTACAACACCCTCAAGTTCGATTTCCCGCGGGTCAAATTCCGCGAGTACCCGGCGGCCCTTTCCGGCCCGACGGAGCTTGAGGTGAGCTTCACCGGGGATGCCTACTACAACGCAGACTCGGCCACGATGGTGACGGTCACACTGACCAACACCCACACGGCCTACTAACGCACCCACGAAAGGAGGGCGGCACGGATGGACTACATCATCAACTGGTCAAAATATGAAACGATCTTCAACGGGGACACCGTCACCATGGAACTGCTGCCCCTGACAAACGAAGGGGCGGCGGTTCTCATGGACTACTTCGACGGGGCGAAGACGAAGACAGAGCTCGACGCCATGACGGCCGACGAAAAGGCGAGGCTGTCGCAGGCCATGATGAAAAAGATCAAGCACGTCAAGCCCGTCCTGGCGGATCACGTCCGGGGTATCTCCGGCTTCACCGTCAACGGGGCGGCGCCCGACGTCGGGTTCATGGCCGACTCGCCGGTATTCTTCCCGCTGGTCGTGGAGCTGCTGGGCGAGCTGGGCCGGCGCAGCCGCCTGACGAAGGAAGATGAAAAAAACTGAGGCTGGCGGTTCGGCACTCCGAGACGGGCAGGTTCATCGCCCACCGGGTCGCCGGGCTGCCATGCACGGCATGGGTCGAGGTCTTCTGCCAGTGTCACGAGTTCCACTTCGACGGGGGCATGGCACGGGTAAAGGGTTCGAAGAAGCAGCAGGCCCGCACGGGCTACTGGACACGGCTGGCATGGCCTGACGGCAAGAGCACGCTGGAGCAATATAGGATCGTGGTCGAAACCATGCACACCATCAAGGACGAGATGACAACCATGCACGCGAGGCGACTGGGATAATGGCCGACAACATCCTCGAGATCGTCATCAAGGCGAAGGACGAGTTCACGGGCACCATGAAGGGGCTGACGGGCGGCCTGCCGGGGCTGGGGGCTGCCGCAGCGGCTGCCGGGGCTGCGGTTGCGGCCGCGGGCACGGCCATCTTCACCATGACGAAGCACGTCGCCGAGGCCCATGCAAAGATATTCGACTTCTCCCAGCAGCTCGGGCTCTCGACTGGGTTCATTTCCAAGATGCAATACTCGGCCCAGCTCGCCGGGGTCGAGTTCCAGCAGCTCGAGATGGGCCTCAAGCGCCTTTCCATCGGGATCGGCGAGGCCTCCTTCGGAACGGGCGAGGCGAAGCAGGCCTTCGACACCCTCGGGATCAGCGTCAAGGACGCCTCGGGCAACGTCAAGACGGCCGAGGAGCTGTTCCCGGAGATCGCCGGGGCCCTCGAAAACGTCGGCAGCGCGTCCCAGAAGGCCGCCATCGCGGCGCAGATCTTCGGGGCCCGCGGCACGGCCATGCTGCAGGTGCTGGCTGAGGGGCGGGAAGGCCTCGAGGATATGTGGAAAGAGGCCGAGAAGTTCGGGGTCGTGGTCTCCGAGCGGGCAGCCCGCAACGCCGACAACTTCGACGACGCCTTGACCAAGGTCAACATGAGCTTCAAGGGCCTGCAGAACACCATGGCCGAGGAACTCATGCCGATCCTTGCGGCCCTGGCGAACCGCTTCGCAAACTTCGTGGCCGAGAACCGGGAGGGGATCATCGAGTTCGTCAAGAAATCCATCGAGGTGCTGGCGACCTTCGTGGAGTACGGGGCCTACGGGGTCGCGGTCCTGATCGACGCATGGCGCGGGCTGCAGATGATATGGCAGGTCCTGGTGATTTCCGCGACGACCCTTGCCGACACCGTCGTCCGGGCCCTCGGGTACATGACCGAGAAGGCCACGGGCTTCATGCAGACCTTCAACATCGGGGGGGTGTTCGACGAGGCGATCGGCAAGGCGAAGAATTTCAACGCGGCCCTCAAGAGCACCTCCGGGGAGCTGCAGGCCACGGCCGACGCGGCATGGGGGAGACTCAACGAGCTTGTGAGCCAGGGCCTTGCCACGGGTAGGGTTGCCGAGTACGCCCAGGCCGTCAAGGACATCCTCGCCGGGCTCTACGAAGAGGGCGACGCCGGGGTCCCGCCCTTCACGAACAAAAACGTGGGGGCCATGATCGAGAACGCCGCGAAGGCCAAAGAGGGAACCCAGGCAAATATCGACGCCTTGATCGAGATGTGGGGCCAGTATTACCTCACCGAAACCGAGCGGCTCGACCTCTGGTACGCCATGCAGCAGGAGAAATACGCGGCCAACAATGAGGCCCTGCTGCTTCTCAACGACATCTACTGGGCCAAAAAAGAGGAGATGGACCTCGAGAAGCAGGCCCAGGCCTACGAGAATCTCAGGGCCCTGCACGAGGAGTGGACCCTCACGGAGATGGAGCGGCTCGACCTCTGGTATCAGCAGCAACTCGAGATGTTCCAGTTCAACGAAGAGGCGAAGACCCAGCTTGCTGAGATCTACGCGGCCCGCCGTCTCAAGATCGAGGAGAACGAGAAGGCCAAGGGCAAGAAGCTGGATCAGGATGAGATGGTCTGGAAGAAGACTTTCTCCGACGGCATCGGGGCCATCCTGGCGGCCGGGGCGCAGGAAAGCGCCGTCATCGCAAAGGCCAAGGCTGTTTTCGATACGGTCATGGCGACCCAGTCCGGTGCCATCAAAGCCTATGAAGCCCTCGCATGGATTCCGGTTGTCGGCCCGGCCCTCGGGCAGGCTGCTGCTGCGGCCGTCATCGCATTCGGCATGGCCCGCCTCGCCACGATCAACTCGGCCACCTACGCTGCCCACGGCGGCATGACCTACGTCCCGAATGAATCCACCTACCTGCTCAACAAGGGCGAGCGCGTCCTGTCTCCACGGCAGAATGAAGACCTCACCGACTACATGGAAGGGGGCGGCCAGGGCGTGACGATCCAAACCCTGCACGTCGAGGCTTTCCCGAACGCCACCAACGTCAACGCCCTCAAGGACATGGACCGCCGCGACTGGGAGGACATCGTCGCCGACAAGATCATCCCGGCCATGCGGACGCTGGCAAGCCAGGGGGTGAAGGTATGAGCGTGACTTATCAACTCGGCATATCGAGCGCGGACGCCGTGACCCTCTACCCGGACTATGATTATTTCGGGGGGCAAAAGCAGATCCGCTCTGAGCACCGCAGTCGATCGGGCAAACTCCGGGTCTACAAGTGGGGCGACTACGACCGATTCAAGTTCGGGCTGAACTGGGTGCCGGCCTCGGATGCCTCGCTCGTGAATTCATGGTGGGATACGAACACGAAGTTGCTGCTGTTCATCACCTCGGACACCGCGACCGAGGTGCATTCGTGCATGATCCTCAACGATGAAACCCCGCTGGGATCCTATAACGAGCCCTACGTCGACTATTACAAGGGCGCGATCACCCTGGAGGGATACTAGGCGTGCTGGACGTTACATCGTGGTTCGTGGTCCAGCTAGAGGACCGATCATCTAAGCCCGTCAGGCAATTTTTGCTCGGGACATCGGACTATTCCGACCGCGTTCTGCGTTGGCCGACCCTCAAGCGAACGGCGAACAACCTGCAGACCGTCAAGGTGACGGTGCAACTCGACAACGCCGACGGGGCCCTGAACCATTTCTACTCCGAGACCTATAAGATCGTCCAGACGGGCTACCTCAAGGCTGGGTTTGCCCATCCGGACAGCGGAACGGAGTATGCGACCCTCTACACGGGCGAG